TTAAAGCAGCAGCACTTCCTGCTTCAACAATTGCTCCAGTTGAAATACCATTCAGAGGTCGTATTTTAAAAGTTGCTGGAGACAGAACATTCGAAACTTGGACTATCACAGTCATCAACGATACAGATTTTGTTATCAGATCTGCGATGGAAAAATGGATGAATGTAATTAACAAACTAGAAGATGCCACAGGATTAACTGATCCAGACGAGTATCATAAAGATGCTTTTGTTCATCAGTTAGATCGTGATGGTTCAATTCTACGTTCGTACAAATTCTGGGATATTTTTCCAACTA